AACTCCATACTCTTAGTAGAAGTGATTAGTGGATTAGCTGACTGATAAGCACCTGCATTAAGCATAAGGTTTGTAGCATCGTGCTTTAGTTCTTGTAACACAACATTATCTATTATAATATTAGAAGTTGAGCTTAATCTATTAAAGAATAAACTAGCATCAGTAGCTACAAAAGAAACTTCATAAAGTTGTGTTGTGTCAATAGTTAATATTGTTGTACCACCTGCATTTTGAACTTTAGCAGTACCACTATTTATAGTAGCATTAAAAGTTAGTTTATATGTAACTCCTGTTAATAAATTAAAATCAGGTTGAATCCAACTTGCAGTAGAATCGCTACTTATTAATTGTGCATACTCATCTGTTATTGTCCATTTATCACCATTAATACTCCAATGCTGCCCTACTTCTTTGACTGATATGTTGTCTACTGTACCAT